ATCCAGTTTTACTGCCGGAGCAGGCTTGACCGCTGCCTTTGGCTCTACCTTAGGTGCAGGTACAGGCGTGGGCTTTGGTGCTTTAGGTGGAGTTTTAGGTTTTGCGTCCTCTACCTTCTTCTTCTCGATCAATTCTAAAAGTTCAGGGTGTGCCTTCTTTACCATTTCAATTGCTCGTGAATAACTTCTAGCAATATTACGAACCCCGGAATAAGTTACAGGCTTGTCTGCTGCTGCTATGTATTCCTTTTGGTCCATAATCTTACCTTTTTCTGCAAAGTACATTGCTAAATCTCTACAGAGTTTAATTCTTTGAGGTCTATTCGACATCTTCATTTCCTTCTTCGGGTCTTCCCCCTTCATCGGGGTTGGTTGCAGAACCAGCAATATTAGCGGGAACGCGTATCTCTTCAGCGCCTTCTAAGGGCTCAAAACCAAGCTTGATTCTAGCTTCGTTTGGTGTAATGATACCTCCGTTTACAAGTGAAGTGTAGTATGCCGAGGCATCACGTAACTCAGGCTGTAGGGCAGGTATTTCTGTAATATCTTCTTTTAACTCAAAACCAAAATATCTTTCCATTGCGAAATTCATTTTTCGAACAATAGGAAGTATAGTCTCAAGATAGTACATTCGCATATTTGGGCGAATGTTAGCGTTGTTACCAGAGTCCAACATAATTGGAGGGACTCCCAGCGCCTTTAAAATTATCTTTTCATTGTCTGCGATGCTAGTTTGAAAATCCATTTCTTTAAAATTTACATTTGAAATAGAATCTACTTCAATACCGCCGTCTAAAATAAGGGGTCTACGACCACCTGCTTCTGGCTGGTATCGTGCCTGCCAAGACATCATCATACGTTCTTTAATCTTCTCGGAGAGAGTATTAGGAGACTTAAGTACCAAACCAGGTACAGCACCATTTTTAAAGAAGTTGTCTTGAAACTTACGCATCTTCATCATTAGCTGCATAGTACGAAGTGCGGGGCTAAGACGTGGAACGCCTCTATAAATAGAGTAGAAGCTGTTCTCTTTAATATGTATAATCTCGCTAGGCTTATAGTCTACTTTCTTATTGTAAGTAAACTTCTCAATGTAAGTGTCAGAGCTAGCATGAATAGCTATCTTATCAGCAGGAAGGTGATACATATGTGCACCATCAAAGTAGATAAAGATGTTACCATCAAGAATATAGTCAATTACCAGATTACGTCTGAACGTATTGATATCTTGGAAAGGGTTAGGCTCGTTATTAAGGAGTAAGTCTACCTTTGCTCTCTTAATGCCTTTGATTACACTCATGCCTTTATGCTGCCCTGCTACGATAGTAGGTATTTCGGCAACATCATCAACGATAATATTTACAGCACGGTTTACGATTTCTAGCTCTTCGTAAGCACGCTCATATTGAAACGTAGGCTCACGAGAGTTCTGAATATCATTACCATAGTATTGCTGCGCAGGATTCAATTTCTCTTCTACGTCTGTAGCTTTTGCTGTAAAAATATTATTATACCAAGCCATGTTTTTCTCTTTGAATCTCTACCCAGCGCATCTGCTTCTTAGCGGTGCCGAGAGCAGGGTCTTTACCATAAATTGAGTGCAGTTTTAAGTGATGTGTATGACACAATGTAACTGTGTGGTCATATAGTTCTGCTGCATGTTCTTCAATAAAATCATCCCGAAGTGCTTGTATGTACTCCGGATTGTGTTTGTTCTTTGTAAGCCACTGGTTCAACAAGGGTGTTAAACTATAATAGTGGTGAAAATCAAGCTGTTCCGTCTCGTTACAAATTTCGCAAGAGGTTCCTTTCTTGTACTTAGATTTTGCCTTGTCTCGTACATACTTTACAACGTCTCGTTTTAGCTTAGGCATTTCCTTTCCAGTTCCTGATTTTTCATTAGAAGAATTATAGCGAGTTTAAGGTATCTTGTCAATAACTATTTTTCACTAGGTATCATTAAAACGTAACGTTCGCGACTATAAATGAGTATAGCGCATATCGAAGTGCATCAGCCATGTGCGAGGCCATATTATGCTTTGGTTTTTCCTTGAGAAGATTAGGGTTTGGATCCCACTGGTATGCATCTACACAAGTGAGGGATTGCTTTGCTTCTTGATCGATATGTAGCTTGTCGTTATCGATAATGGAAGCAACGTGTCCAATTCCATCGATGATAGACTTCTTCGCGTTAATAGTGGAGATTCCATAGTTCTGCGCGAAATCGAACCTTGTTTGCTGAGCAGCTGAGTCAATATAAATATAATCAATATCCCACTTATCAATAAGTTTCTGGATTTGCTCTGCATGTTGGTCGGTGGTCCTCTCGTTATTAAAATACTCGTCTACTAAGTAGAACTGTTCTGTATCCCAATCATATGCGATTACACACATTGCTGTTGGGTCTCTGAAACCTACGTCCAACCCCGCAAAGACGTCCATCTTACGAGTGTCAAAGGAGCTAAGGTCTTTTACACACTCTTCAAAGTTAAAGTTCCATATCTGGCCTTCGTAAGTATTAAAGTCTGCTTCGTACTCTTGACGAAACTCAGCATCTGACATAGACTTTCGTGCTTCATCAATGTCAGTCTGGGACATACGTGGATTGTCTTTATAAGTTGCTCGTATGGATACCCACTCAGGAAACTCTTCTGTAAAACCTCTGTAGAAAAACTCAGAGAACCAGTTGTTTCTTCCTCGTGGGGTAGATATAAATATTGCTTTAGAATTTTCTTTATCAAGAGTAGGACGAAGTGCTACATTGAAAGCGTCTTTGCCATCAGCGAGTGCCGCCTCATCAAAGATAATTAAGTCATAAGAACGGCCAACACAAGAGTCAACTTGGTTGACCGAACCCATTCTGACAGTAGAACCGTTAGATATTTCAATTACTTTATCTTTTGCATTGTCTTTAGTTACTTCTAAATCAAAGTGTTTAATCAGACTTCTTTGTAAATCAAAAGAAATCTGAGACAAGGAGTAGTTAGGGGACATAATTAGAATATTGGAACCTGGCACTAGAGACACAAGTTGTCCAATAATATTAGCTATATACGTTTTGCCTTGACGCCGAGAGACGGCCGCTGAAACAAAACGATACTTAGGATTGTTTATCGCATTGATAATTGCTATCTGCGAAGGTAAGGGTGTGACATTCAATAGCTCCAAATACGGGGCTATTGGAAGTTTTAGAAACCTTGTCTCAGATTGTAATTCAACTATATCTTCGGAAACTATATCTCTCCGACTTATTTCTATTGTCATTTATATGCCTAAATAGTTTATTTTTTTCCTGCATATGCATTGGCACCAAAGAATGCCGAAACTAGTGCAGCTATAGCTACAAAGTAAGTAGGAGCTATATCTCCGATTATCTTTGCAGCAATGTCTAATCCGAACAAAGAAGTACAGAAAACACCGAAAGGATAAAATAGCATTCCCCAAAGAGCAAACCAGGTCATCTTACGCATTGCATCTCGCTGTGCGTCTTGGTCTTCAAGTTCCTTTCTACGAAACTCCAAATACATTTCTCGTTCTTCGTTGGAGACTTCTCCGTCTCCATTTGTATCTGCGGGGTGGTACTTGTTATTTTCTACCATTTTACCTTGTCTGCCCAATATGCAGCAGACATCTTACCTTTTGCAATATTCTTGGCATGACGAGCTTTGAACGATGCACGCTTTTTCTTCATAGCTTCGGATTCTCCAGCCTTGGGCTTCCCTGCCGTCTTAGCTCCCTGCTGGCCGAATCGAATCGTTTTAATCTTGGTGCCAACTTTTGCTACAACAATGTGCGACTTCTTGGAGTGCCCTGGAGTGCGCCTTGGCTTGTTAAAGCCTGAGACCTTCGCTCTTTTCAAACGAGAGTCTTTTTTCTTTACTTTTCTTCGTGCTGCCATCGTGCTACCTCTTCTTTCGTCTCATTGAAGCTTTACGCTTCTTTTTAACAAAAGTCTTAACCATAGTAGGTTTACCGCCTGGATTCCCTGCTGCTCTCTTACGCCTAATAGCAGACTTCTTTTGTGCTGCAGTCATGCGAGCTGCTTTAGCTTTAGGTACACACTTGGGGTACTTACCGCCTTTTGCTGCACTTCTACCACACTTTGCATATCCTCCTCCCTTCTTGGGACGAGAAATGTCTACCCATTCTTCCTTGAACCATTTCTTCAAACTCATTTCTTAACTCCCATTCGGTATTTTCCGCCTCGGCGTTTGTACTCTTTTACTAGAAATGCGTTTGCATATGCTGAAGGGTAGACTTTAAACTTTCTTTTCACCTGAGCCTTTACTGCGGAGTATAACCTCTTATTTGTTGGTACGGGCTTCTTAGTAGCTGCGCTTTTTCTTCGAGGCTTTTTTCTTTTTACGGCCATGAGTCGCTCCCTTCATTAACTTGCCGTTAGGCATTCTATGGTATCCTTTCGGGACTTTCTTCTTCGCAACCTTGCGTCGCTTGCGAACTGCCACTACTTCTTTCCTCTTTTACGGTTTTTTGCTGCCCGCTGACCTCTTTTTGGCTTTGTAGGCTTTTTACGCTTCTTGTAACCTTTCAATATCTCCATAGATAATTCAATAGACATGGAACCTCCTAATATACCTGCACTAAGTAGTATATAGCTGCTACGATTATTGTAGAGCCAAGTATAATACTAAGAACGTCTCTTACAATACCTTTTATCTTCGCAATCTTCTTTCTCTTTTCAAGTACGACCATTAAGTCTGCGTGCTTTTCATCAGCGATTGATTGACTTTGAATATGTAACATATCATTCCATACATCTCGTGGAATTGACTTTTTGAACTCTTTTTCTTGCTCACGAAGGGCTTTCTTTGCCCAAGCTAAGTCTAGTGCTTCTTCTCGAGTAAGGCGGCGTATTCCTTTTACCGTCTCTTTCTCAATAGCTGCTACAGATTCTTTTGCTTGAGTATGTTTTCCGAAGAATTCTGCTATGCCACCAACATTATCTCCGGCCTCTTTAATTGCAGCTATTCCTTCGTTCACAGCTTTAAGAGCTCCGATAATTACGGAAACTTCTGCGATCATTGTCTTTCTCTATCCCCGTAGGGCTTGGAGATTACTCCTCCTCTTTTTTAAAGGTTGGTTTTGGAATTTTGAAATCAATTACAGGCTTTGTAGGATTCTCAGTGGCAGCTTCTTTTGCTTCTTCTTCAGTTGCAAACATCTGAATATCCTTACCCTCTTCTTTCAGGTACCAAGTATCTCTTTTGTTATAAATCATATATCCTCCTTAAAGGGATTGCACTAGGGTTACAATAACACCTGCTAAAAATATAATTACTGTTAATCCAATATGGCTCATTCTCTGATCCATACGACTGAGAGTATCGTCAATAGTATCAAGCCGTTGAAAATTAGTCTTCCAACGCTCTTCACATTGTACTTCGTGAGTAGCAAGCTCAACTTCAAGCTTATCAACTTGCCTGGCTGTATCAATTAGTCTGTTTTGTGCGTCATTCTGGTCCATTTAGTAGTTTTTCCATGAGCTTGCCATAATTACCCTGTCCAAATGGTACAGCTTCATTAATCTGTACATTTGTCTGGTTTCTTATATTGCCGCTTTCTGCTTTTTCGAGATCGGCTTGAGCCTTAATCTCGTCCATACGCATTTTATGTGCCATTTGTAATAGATCAGCTAAGTCTTTACTAGAGTATACGCCAGATTCCTGGGCTTCTTCCAGTTTGGATGCGATCATCTCGTCTAACAAAGAACCTATGTTATTCTTATTACGATAGCCCATATCTAAATAGACAGTATCAATATATCTCTTAACCTCTCGCTTATTAAGGAGTGCTACTACTTCGGTTTCTGGAACCTGAAGATAGTCGCATACACCTTTAATGTTTCCGAATTGTAAATAACAATTCGCTATTTCAAGTCCTTCAGGAGAGATTGTAGTTAGTTCTTTTGCCATGGTTCAAATTATACTCAAAGTGGGTTATGTTGTCAAGGTTTATTTTTCTATGCTGGTTGTGTAGGCCAGCTCACATCGTCTAAATGCTCTACATCTGAATTATTAGTAGGAACGTCACGAAGAGCTTGTCGATAAGTAGTCCACTCTGTCTTCTTTGAATCAGTAAGAGGGCTATCGGGAAGGACAGACCAGTCTGAGGCAGCTAACTTTGTACTTCTGTGTAGTCTTATCATATCAAATAAGGTTTCTGAATTAAGAACCCACTCTTCGTCTACCCAATCATAGTAGTCTCCCGGCTGAGAAGGTTTTGCATGCCATCCCTGCTTCCAATAGTGGCTATCGTGTGTTATACCCGAACCACAATATTGAATTGTTAGACCATCTTGCTCCTGCCCTTCAGTATAAGGACTAAAGTCTGCGGGGGTGAACAATTGTTTTATATTTCCTGAGCTATCAACCCAGGCTATCCTTATTACCATTTTAAACTCCTCTTCTTGCTGAAAGAAACACTCTGTCTGTTCTTGAATGATCGATTGCGGGTTGATTTGAGACTACAAACATTTGGCCATGTACCACGGACATTTTATAGTTTGAGGCACTTCCACTACCGCTTCCTTTATAAAACCATAATTGAGGGCCGTGGTGTCCTGAATTTAGTACGCCATTCGACCAAAACGTAGTATTTAGCATTCCGTATATGTTTGCATCATAAGATGCATTATCGTACAAAAAAGAACCTGCTGTAGTTGGAGAAACAGATATGGTTTGATGCACTTTTCCTACC